CTTATAACACAGCTGCCACCAATGTTTCTTTTTATGGTTCGGCACCAACACAGCGACTGAGCTTCCTCCGGGTCCAGCAATTAAGTTGAATCCGAATCCAGCAAAGTCCATCTGATTGAGCGTCCCAATTAAGGGCTGGTCTTTAACCACAAAACCATTTTCATTCAGCCAATCCACATACGTTTTAACATCGAGATTTCCCACTCTCTCTATCGTATCATCTCCCATAGAACACAACATATCAGCCCTTGGGTCCCAGGTTCCTGTCTGTGACAAAGAAGCCAGCACTTTAAGCATATATTGACTACGCGAGTTCATAGATATTGTGAGTTTACTTCCCGATTTCGTTATCCCCGGAAAACGTTGTTCAAGGCAAGTTCCATCCGAGAAAACGATTTTGCTTTTCGACAATGCATAATGTGAATTCCGAAACATTTTCTCGAAATCACTATTTGCAGGCCAATTTACGCATAACCTTTCACGAATTTCACAATCTGCCATGTACAACCAACCAGGGACTGTCATATCCCAAGCCGATTTGTCCATCGCCATGAAAAGTCCTCCGTCATTCAATTGCCGGTAAAATCGATCCCAACCTCCATAGAGTGGCGACAATCCCGGTTTCGACGGTATCTTTTCATAGTTCTCCAATTCGGCTGTACAACTGTCTCCAAACAATATGTCATGGCACAACCTATCGATAATTGAAATGCTCCATATCAACCTCCAACGCTTATTTTCCGCTTTATTTCGTTTATGCGGCTCTCGCTTTATAAACAATCTAATTGGATCCATCGGCGATTCAGTCTTACGATCCCATTTCAAATATGCTTTCAGTCGTGCCTTTACCAATTCGAGTATCACTTTCAACCCAACCGCCTCATAGAATTTACCATTGGTCTTCCATTTCAGGCAGTACGGGTATCCGGTGTTCTTCGACATATCCACCGCAAGCATTGCAGTCATGATCTGTTCATCGGTTATCGGACCTTTCCATCTCCATTGTGCGGGGATATACTCAATCTCAACCAAATCCATCATGTCTCTGAAATGCTTCGGTGTCTCATTAAAATTCAGATATTTCAAATGCGCCAAAAACGAGTCTTTTTCATCCCTCGCTTGCACTTGTGGAACCACAAAATCTTTGACTTCAGGTACGGATTTCCA